TTTTTTTTTTTTTTTTTTTTTTTTTTTTTTTTTTTTTTTTTTTTTAAATTTTTTTCTTGTTTATAGAGGATGAAAAGGGTGAAAAGGGCAATAGAAACAACAGCATTGATGATTGAGTACATGATAGAAACTTGGCAGCAGCAGGCCTAACCTCCGACCGTCGGGGATTTATGGAAATGGAAAAAAAGAACGGAAAAGGTAACCGGGTAAAACCATCTCTAAAACTAAAAGATAAAAATACATAAATTATAGAGGGATCGGGAGATTGAAAACTGAATGGGCCAAGTTAATGTAGTACAAAATGGCGGAAAAATTATTGGAGTCTGGATTAACATAAGGGAGAGAATCTTTGAACGAACGCCAAAGGTCAGGAGAGGCCTGACCAGCTTGAAGCATGACGCGAGCGCGGTAGGCAACAGCGCGCGCACTAATATTAAGTGTATGCTTTCCAAAAGTCCAGCCACAGAAGGCACCGTAAGGAGACCAAAAAGGCTTGAATTTCATCGCCCAGTGGGAGGACTTAAAGAAAGGATTTTTTTTGAAGTGGCCACAGATTATTGAGTCATCGCCGGCAAAGGCCATAGTAGTGCCGGCGGGAAGATTGAAGTAGAGCGTCGTAACAGCGAGGTTCCTGAGAGTGTTGAGGATCCAGGTGTAACGATCGCCACTAGCTTGCATGACGGGGAAGCGACCAAGATGTGTGTAAGAGTTCAGGCGCCGATGTTGATACGCCTGAATGTAGGAAGAAGGGAAATGGAGTTGTTGCATGAGGTACAGATCGACGCCATGCAAGAATTCGTGCTCAACGCCTGCGTCCCAACCTGTAACATCGTTGCCAGTGACGGGCTTAGATGTGTCCCAGTGCTGTTCGTACAATTCGCTAAGTTTTTCCGGGGAAAGGCGGGCGTTCAGGATGATGTTTGGAGGAAGGGTACGCGCTACCTGTTTTTCCATGTATAGGGCGTAGGCGGAGTCCTCAAGAGTGGTGCCGACGTGAACATTGGTCACGATTTGACCTTTCTTTGGGGGGAGGCCACGAGCTTCCAATTTTTTAATCCATTGCCCTTTAAGGAAAGTACGGAGGTATAACGGGTCGTCGTGCGGCTCCCAGCTCTGCATGGTATTGTGTAGAGCAATGCCAGTCTTATTAGTGGCCCAAGTGGTCACAGCTTCCTGGAGACATTCTGCCAAAAGTGCCTCATCGAGTTGCGGCGGCAATTTTGAGAGGTCAAGGTGTCTCTTGAGGGCGTTTTTAAGGGCGGAGGCGTTACGCTTCACTCTTGGATCAACGATCGTAGCCTGTTTGCGTGGTCGTACACGCTCATGCATAGACCAAGCATAGAGGGTGCCGTCGGTACCACGGTGATGCTGTGCCTCCTCAGGACCATCAGGGTCGTAGACCTGGGTTGGTTCGGCGTGACCCTGGAAGATTTTTTCAGACCGGTGGTTGGCGGGCCGTTGTGCAAAGGTGTAGACCGGATCAAAGAAAGCCTCGAACTCTTGTGCTATGACGTCGTACTTGCGGACAGGGTTGTAAATTGGGCCTTTTTCATCATAAGGGACGTAAAGCCCTACTTGTTCCATTGCGGGAGCCCTCAGGTTCTCGTGACGAGGGGCACGGCGACGGTTCAAGGAGTCGAAGGCGTTAGTGCTTTGGCCTGTGCGCATAAAGGTGCGAGGGGCTAAGGCTGGTTGATGTGGGTGTGCCATATATTCATCAATGGCGGCCGAGGAAACTCCAGCGACGGTATTAGCATAAAGGCCGGTTAACCCTAAAGTTTGAGCCACTGCCTGTCCGAGCGTGTCTGCAAGATGTTGATAGACAGCGGCACGGATTATGTGTGCGTTTGGCGTGTTAACGTTGATTACCGGTGTTTGGTGGTAGCATGACAACGCTAGGATGGCATTGAGAATCTTGGAGTTACCATAGCTAGTTTGAACGCGCATAGCTTCGGTGGCAGGCTGACCCGGGG